CCATAAAACCAACAATCTTGCAACAAAGCCGTGTGCGTGCTGTGGAATGCCAGCACACCAAGAAAAAACCCGCGCCGGCATTGCTGCCGGAGCGGGAAAACACGAAAGAATCCAGAACCAACGCCGGCTATGCGCTGGCCAGTTTGCACACCTTCATGGTGTGGCTGGTGCCGTCATAAATGGCTTGCCAAGGCATATCAACAATGATGTCATCATTGCGGCCGCCGGCAACACGTTGCGCATCGGTGAAGCGCACCGCTGGAAAATCAAACAAGTAAGTGTTGCCGCGTGCGGTGACTTCATCACTGATGGCCATGGCCAACGCCGTTTCACCCATGGCCATGAATTTATCAATCAAAGTGCTGTTGGCAAAGTAGGCGCGCAATGTTCCGGTGACAATGAAATCACCAAACTTGATGCCCTTGGCGCCAAAGCGTGAAAGCTCATATTGCTTGCGCAAGTTGCCGGCCACCGAAAAGCCAAAGCCAAGAACCGACAAATCTGCCATGGCTGAAGTCTTCCCTTCACGCAACCATTGAATGCCATTGGTGGTGGTCATTTCCGGCGTGGTGCTGAAGGCATTATCAATCGTTTCCGCGGCGGCATCAGAGCCGCTATCTACGCCAAGCCAATCACTTGAAAACTTGGCAACGCCTTGGCCGCTGGCATCAACCGAAAAGCCATTGATGCCGCAACCCATGAATTGCTCACAAATGTTGGACAAATCAGTATATGTGCGCTCAATGGCAAAGCTTTGGAAAGTGTTGCCATTGGTGATTTGTGAAAGCTCAATGATGGTCAGCGCCACGGCTGCATCATCCACCAAGTAATCAGGCACCACGATGGTGCTGGTGGTGCCGGAAACAATCTTGTGAAAGCCGTTGTTGGCTGCAACCGTGCTTCCACTTACATAAATCCAACCCCCAACCGATGGTAGATTTGTCCAAACGCTTGTTGCGCGCGTGATGGTGTTATCGGAGCCGGTGATAGTGCAAAGCGTGGCGGCATCCACTTCCACCTCACTAGACCATGCGCCAGAACCAAGGCCATGCCGCATGATTTGGCCAAGGCCATTGTCATCAAAATACACGGATTGGTTGATTGCGCCGCTGTTGCCTTTGTCGGTTGCATTCAGCGCTGGAATGTCACGATAGCCGCGGATTTCATCCGAACTAGCCAAAGCCAAATTTGGCTTCAGTGATTCAGACTGAAAGCGCAAACTAGACCATGCCGCGCCGGCGCCTGGATGCACATTGAAGGTGGCTTCCGGCGCAATCGCCAGTTGAACTTGATTGGTGTCAGACATGATTTCTCGTTTCTATGCGTCTTCGGTGTGAAAAGGAATTGTCACATTGGTTTGCCACCATGCGCCGGCCAATCCAATGTGTGTTACCGATGGCGTGCGGAAGTTGACTTGCGCGCCGCCGGCAACATGCGTGGTGGTTCTGAAAGCTGCAACGATTTCATCAACCACATCAAGTGATAGCCTATCACCCTTGCCGGTAGACGTGAACACCCCCACCACCACCACGCCGGTGGTTTTGGCGGCAGCGGCGCCAAGGTCACGCTGAATGCTTTGGCCAGTAAGCACTTGAACACGCAACCACACGGCTGAAGTTAATGTGGTTGCTGGTCGGTCAAATACCACATTATCCCATTCCACGTCTTCGGCGGCCACCGCCGCACTGGCGGACACCAATGCCGTAAATTTGATGCGTATGTTGTTGTGAACTTCGGCAAATCCCATCTATGCGGCCTCCAACTCGGCCAGCATGCCGGCAACTAGGTCTTGTTCCGTGCGCTCCACCATCATGTTGGCCTTTTGGTGTGGCGTGCCATCATTTACCGGTTCCGCATATTCCACGTTGTTGACCAAAAAGGCAATGGGGAATGGTGGGATTGCTCCCTTGGATGGCACGCGCATGGCTACTGTGCCGCGGTTTGCGTGGCCTTTGAAGTTGGAATAAATCGCACCTTCTTCACCAATGGAATAAGTGATTGGCAAGCCAATGGAAGCTTGCCAATTGAACCGCAAATAGCCGGTGTCTACTGGCGTGTAATTCACCAACCCCACCAAGCCATCCAACATTAACTTGCGCATGATTACGCCAATGGAAATGCCGGTGGCGTGGCGCGCCGTGAATGCGGCCACCGTGGCATTAAACTCGGCAAGGTTTCCGGTCATCATGCGTCAGAGTGTTGGTCAAGGCCAATGCGGTAAGCGGCCACCAATTCACCGCTATATATTGGCTCAATGAAGACGGCGCGCCACTCGATTGAATCAAAATCCACGCGCATGTTGACGCGCAGAAAATCGGATTCAAATGTGGCATTCAACCCGCTGGCCGGCAAGGTCACCTCAAGCTTGGCATCAACCGCGGTAACATCATTCAGGCGCCGCATATATTCCGTTGGCGGTGATGTTTTATAGTCATAAGTCACCACCGTTGGAATGCTAGTGTAACGGCCGTTGGCAGCATCATAGGTGCCAACGCCTTCACCGGCGTTGGTGTAAAAGGTCAAGACCTTTCCATAGGTGGCAACCAAGGCCAGAACCTTTGCCGGCAGCGTGTCATCTAGCTTGGTCATCCTCTGCTTATGCTTCCGCCAATGGTGATGAAGGCGGCCAGCATGTAGGCAACCTTGCGGTATTCGGTGCGGCCGGATTTCCCGCCCATGTAAGACGTAGATGATTTGATGCCGCCAACGGCAACGCTTTCACTTGCAATCACGGCATCAGAATCATCAGCAATCAGCTTGGTTGAATCACCGGTGGTGGTGTCTTCACCGCCAACATTCATGGCGCGCCACGTCATTTCCGCACAAGCGTTGGCAATCTTGGTTGGCAACGTGTCAGCATCAACCGTGAAGCCGTCATTGTCTTTGATGCCGCGCCGCGGAAATGCCAGCGCTTGCAGCTCGTTGGAACGCACACCGCGCCAGCGCGCTGCAAAGAGCAAGTCAAGCGCTTGTGTGCCTTCACGCAACCATTCTTCCTGGTTGGCGGTGGTGGCACCACTCCACGCCACGTTGCCGCGCATGAAGGCGGCCACATAGGTGGTCATTCCTGCAACGGAAAGGTAAGAATCGGCGGTGGCCAATCCGGTGCCATCTTCCACCACAATAGCCATGGTTTATTCCTCGGCCGGTGGAAGTGGCGGCGCCACGGCTTTGCGGCGCACTGGCTTGTTGATTCCTGGCGCGGTTTCAAAGCCACGCGCAAGCCAATGCGGCAGCTCTTCCACCGGCACGCATTTGCGGCCGCCAGCGCCAATCAATTCAATCATCACCTGCGCCGGCGTTTTGTAGGGTTTTGGCGTGGTCATTATTGGCCACCTCCTTCAGCGGCCTGCTTGGCCGCGTCAAAAGCCTTGCGCGCTGCCTTCACGCTGTCTTCATCCATTGCCTCTGTTGGCGCTTCCACTGGGAATCCGGCTTCTTCAAGCCATTGTTCCAATGTCAGGATGGTTTCGTGGCGCTTCATGGTTGGTGCCGCGGCTTGCAGCTCTTCCAAATCTTTTAGCCAACCGGTGACCTCTTCCGGCACGCCAGCAAAAACTTCGGCGGCCGTGATTTCCTTGGTGCCGGTGCGGTTCCAACCGCTTGAACGGTGGCGCCAAACATCGGCCGGTGCAACTAGCTTTTGTTCGCCGGTCACTGAATGTGTAAGAATTGCTTTGTGTGTCATTTCCTTTTTCCGTCAAGAGCGGCCGGCAAGCGCCGGTGCGGTGTTGAAGGTGGCACCGCCAAAGCGGTGCCACCAAATAGAATCCTTTTCCCCTTCCCCGTTAGGAAACGTCACGTTCCATCTTGGTGCCAAGCATGGAATCCATGGTGGCAAAGCCATAGAGAATGTCAAAAGCCACATGGACTTCAGACAAATCCGGCATGTAGTAGAAACGGCTGCGCAAGCTCAAACCCGATTTAGGGTCAACTGCAATGCCAATGCGCGCATCAGTGAAACCCATGCGCTTAGGCAAATCCGACAAAGGCGCGGTTGCCAAAGCCACAAAGTTTCGATGGAATGCCACGCCGTTTTCAACCGGCTTGCTGGCGCCAGTGCCAAGCAAGGTTATGACCGCATTATCAGCCATTGCCGATGGCAACGCATCGGTGGTGGTGATGGTTCCCGCACCGGTGGTAAAGGCCACGTCAGCAAGTACCGTGGTATACCACTCGCTACCGTCATCCAAAACAAACTTGATTGGCTCCCATTGCTTGATGGTTTCAGAGCCGGTGAAGCCATCCACCACAAAGCTGGCCGCGCCTTTGGCGTAGTTGGCGACGTTGTTAATGGCGCCAACATTGTCAGCGTGCGAGCCGTGCTGCAAATAGGTGTTGCCACCGATTGCATAACCATTGGCATTCTGGTTGGCAAAGATTTCAAATCCAGACTTGCGGCCAAGGTGACCGGTCATTTGGGTTTCAACACCTTGGTTTCCGGCGCCTTGGTATTGCGTGAAAGCTTGTTCTTTCATGGCCTGATTTTCCATTTGACCGGAAATCATCATGTGCAACTTGGTTGCATCGTCAAGCGGCACTTGCGCATCAAACATGGCGGTGCGCACGTCGGCAATGTTATCCAGTGCGCTTGTGGTTCCCCACGGCACCGCATTGCCGGCATTCAAGGCCATGAACTGTGAAAGGCGTTGGTCAAGACCTTGTGCCAGCGCATAAATGGCCGGCCCGATGTGGTCGGTGATGATTGCATCTTCCGATTTGGTCAATTCGTCATCACGCAACGTGGTTTTGGTGGTCTTCCAATAAGGAAGGGTCACGTCAATGGTGTCAGTTTCAACACCTTGCGCGGTTCCTGGCGCATTTTGCTCCAAGATTTTGGCTGGCCGGCGCAACTTGGCGGTGCCAAATTGCTTCAAGCTGGCGCGCTCGGTATCAATGCCGCGGTAAACACGGGCAGCGGCGCCAAGTGCGTTTTCAAGAAGAATCAACCCTTCTTGAACGTAAAAATCAGGGTCGTAAACCCCTAAATCGGAACTTCCTGCGGAAACCATTTGTTTGCCTCTCTACTGGCGGTGGTGAATTGGTGCCGGTGGCCTTGCGGTCAATCAGCAATTACTAGGCGGCGTCCTGCCTTATTCGCACGGTCACGTGCGGCGCGGTATTTAGGCGTATCTTGCGCATCTTTGCGTGAGATTGTGTCTACGTTCCCGCTGGCGCCTCCCGCGCCTGAATTGCCACCGCCACTTCCCGTGGCGCCACTACCGGCAAAGGCCGGTGCGTAGGTTTCGCTCGATTTCAGGCCGGCCACAAGCTCTGTGATTGACATGGCATCGGTTGAACCTGGAATCATGCTAACACGCACCACGCCTTTTTCATCTATCACTTGCGCGACATATTCACCATCAACCACGGCCATTTGCAGTTGCTTGGTCACGATGGCTTCCAGCAAATCAGGATTTCCGCCTTCCTTCACGATGGCCGCACGGGCATCACCCTTGATGACACGCTTGGAAAGGTGCTTGGTCATGCCAGTGATGGTTTCCTGCATTTTGCCGGATTCAATGCCGTGTTTGTCGCTCAACTGCTTGGCGTGCGCGGCCATTTGCTCTTTCACCTTTTCTTCCGGTGTCCATGTTGCCATGCCGGCAACCTTGGCCAGCGCTTCACGTGCCTTGCCGGCATCCAAATCGCCAAAGATTTCAAGCTTGGCGTTGGCTGCCTTGGCGTTGCTGCGCTCGGCGCCAAGTGCGGTTTTCAGGCCGGCCACGTCTTCCAGTGAAAAGCCATTCACTGGATTCACGCCAAGCGTGAATGTGCCATCAGCGCCTTTCACGTATTCGCTGGCGATTGCTGGATTTAATCCTTCAAGATTTGGAAGTTGCGCTTCTAACATGCTTTCGTTTTTGGTTTGTTGGTGAATGGTTGGCGGCAATACTGCGCCGGCGCCAATGGTATAGATTGGCGCCGGCGTTGTCTAATACTTGGTGCGGCCATCGGCGGCCGGCATGGAAGACACGTGGCCGGCAAGGTCAAGCGTAATGGCTAGAAACTGGCCAGCAAGCCGGTGTGCCAATGCTAAATCATGGTCTTCAAAACTGGCAAACTCGGTGGTGTTATCCCTTAGAAACTCATATTCCCGCTGCCAAATGTCTGCAATCCATTGCAGCGCGGCGGTGGTGGCCGTGACGGTGCCAGCGTCAATGGTGTATTCCTGGCCTTCAAGTGTCAGCTTTATCATGTGATTGGCTCCAACACCCACGCTTGCATGTTTGGTGGCAACGCCTTAAACCACGCATGTTTCTGGATTGGAATGCCGCGCCACAAGTTTAGCATGAAATCAAACCCTTCAGGGTCACGCAGCATCATCAGGGCAGGGTCGGCATAGAGAAATTCAGAATAGACCGACATGATTTCGGTGCCGTAAAGCCGGCCGCGGCTGAAGTAGCGCCGGCCTGAATACTTCTGGAAGAAAAAATCTTCATAGCCCATCACGCCTGGATTGTAATGCACCGGTGCGATTGGCTCCAATCCTGGCATCATGTTGGCGCCAACTTCTTTGTGGAGCCGAGCGCGGTATTTCAAGAAAGCTTCCGTTTGCTCTTTGGCAAATCTATCTTCAATCATGTGGCTCATTTCATGCACATGCACGGCGGTTGGCGGCTTGCTCTGAATGACTATGTGATTGGACTCATTTAGCGCAAAAGGGTTGGCGTTGTTGCCGCTGCGCTGGATGACCACCATTTTGACGCGGCCATTCTTGCCGGCTTCCAAGGCGCGCAAGCGTGCATAAGCTTCTCTTGATTCATTGGTTTCAACACCAAGCCGCTGCCATTTGGCCACTTCTTTGTTGACCACCGCCCATTCAGCCTCATTGGTTGCGCCGGCAACCGCGTCACGTGAAATCATGCTTTCCAAAAACGCGCTGGCATCTTCCGTTTTTTTCCTAAATGGCGCGGTTGGCTTCATGGCCTTCACCGGCTTGCGCACGTTTGGCACCATGTATTGGTGACCTTCACCGGCAAGTGTCAAATCCATTTGCACGCCGGCACCGCCGTGCGCCATCATTGCGTGCAACTCTTTGCGCACCACGCTGGATGCGTCTTTCCACTTATCTTCCAGCAATGGCCACTTTTTCTTTAGCTCCACGGCTTCAGCCAAAACTTCACGCATGTGTGTGATGAAATCCAACTCCGTTTGGCGCTGTGCTTCCGTTAGGTGGCGCCAAGGGTTATATGAAGAAGAACCTTCAGCGTAGCGGTTGCGGTTGGTGATGCTGCGCTCTAAATGTGCATATTCAGCATTGTATTCTTGAATCAATCCTTGCTGGCGCCACTTCAATGCTTCCAGCTCTTCCCACGCGGCCGCGCTCTTTTCCATGGCGGCACCATGTTCCGCAAACGCTTGGCCGCGTATGGCTGAAGGGTCAAACGCCGGCGGCGTGATAGGTTCTTTCAGGATTGCGGCCATTTTGGCTTCCACCACCGGTGCCGGTATTCCTTCCAATCTGGCCAGCTCGGTGATGGAAAGCCGGCGGCCTTCATCGGTGTAGAACCGCGGGAACCTCACGCGGCCAGAACGAAAAAGCGCCGCCTGTTGCTGGCCTAAAACATAATCTTGCACATCATGTGGCTGGCCTTGCAACCATTCACCATAGTTGATGCGCGTAGGCGCCACGCCATTCATGCCGGTTTTTACGTCACGATAAACGCGGCCACCAATCCGCTTGTCTTTGGCATTCTTGATGCCAAGCTCTTTCCATGATTTGGTGATTGGCACGGTGGTGGAACGGCATTGGTGGTGCGCCGGCGGCCGCTGGCCTTGCTCGATTTTGAAGCGCTGGCCATCCAAAGACATGCAAATATCTGTGGTGCGCGCATCCAGCGTGGAAACCCATTGCACCTCTTTGATTATGTCAGCGTTTTCAGCATAGGTGGCTTCACGCGCGGCATTGGAAATATGGTTGGTGGTGGTGCGCACCACGGCACGCACGTTGCGCCGAGTGAATGCGCGTGTGCTATTTCCCATGAATCCCGCTTCAGCGCCTTTGATGCCTACAATGCGGCCAGCAATCGCCGGCACCGATTCACCGGCGGCCAAGCCAACATTGATTTGTTGCCTGATGCTACTGCGCAAGGCACCATCAACACCGGCATACCAATCTTTCAGAAAGCGGCCTTGCATTGGCCGGCTGGTAACAATCGCGCGGATTGTTGGCAAGCTTGGTGCGCGGAAGACCACCGAAAGCGGCACCGCATCGGCCAGCGCCGTTTTTGCCCATTGCGCCTCTATCGCACCAAGCCGCGTGAGCCGCGCCGCCGCATCTTTGGACATGATGCCCATGCCAGCACTTATTTGGCCATCCAACGCCGCCAGCATTTCACGGTAGCGTGTGGTGCGCCATGCACCACCGACATTGCCGGTGCGCGCAATGGAAGCCAATCTTGCATCCAGCGTGTTGCGTATATCTGGCCACAAGTGTTTATCCATCCACGTCACCATGCGGTCAACTTCCGTGGTGGCTAAATGGTCTAGGTAAACCGCATGCCTGATGCCGCGATTCATCAACGCATCATTGACGCCGGCCATTGACTATTCCCCACCGGCGCCGGCCGGTGGCGCATGGTCTTGAAAATCCAAGCTTGCCGGCACTTCTTTGGATGTGGCGTCAATCTCGGCCTTCACATCCATATCATCCATCAGCAAGCCACGGCGTTTGGTTTCATTCAGCAAGGTTTCTTGCGTAATTTGGCCTTTATCCCGCATCAAAATCAGGGTCTTCACGTCTTCATTGCCCGAAAGAGTCACGGAAAAATCACTGAAGATATTGCACCGGAAGGTGTCTGGAATTGGCAATCCTGCCCATTTTCCAGCCATGCGGAAAGCCTGATTGCAGACGTCATCCAATCCCCAAATCCAAGCCTGGATGTTGGAATGTGTGCGCGCTTCATCAATGCCGCGGCCAAGCGCCGTGGTGTTGGCGGTCGATTGCACCAATGGCTGTAGCCCTTGAACCTCCATTTGTTTTTCTAGGTGGTCTAAATCTTCACGGCCGGCGGTAATGCCTTTGGTGTGCGTGTCCACGCACGCCAGCTTGGCATCAGGGTTGGTGGAAATGGTCACGCGGTTTGGCGACATGACAATTCCATCCTCTTGCTCTTTGTCGCTGAATCCAGAACCGAAAATGATGCCAAGGCGCGCAAATCGCAAGATGTTGCGTTGGTCGCTGGATGATTGCCAGTGCGCAAGGTTCAACCATGCCAAGCCTTCTAGTGGTGGCTCGGCGGTCATAAAGTCTTTTTTCACGGTGTAGAAAGTGACCAATGGCACGGCGCCAAAAGTGTGGCTTCCAACTTCCGTCAATAGATATTCCGATTCATCAGGCCTTTTGCGCCAGAGTTCCCAATCAGTCTCATTGATAACGCGCATATATTCAACTTCAGCTTCACCAAAATCAGCAACGTATTCAGTGCGCACTTCACGATATCGCACGTGTGTAACCTTTTTGCTGCCGTCAATTTGTTTGGTGGATTTCCACGCAATCAAATCTTTTGCTTTCACATGGACAAAATACGGCCGCACACCGGTGGCGCGCTCTTCACCGAGCGAAAGGCCACCGCCAGTGTTTGGAAAATCAACCAAAACGTGTGAAAGACCATAACGCACGCCATCTTCAAAGACTTGGCGCAAGAATTGCGTGATGTTGGTGCCGCAAAAGTCAATATTGGTAGCCATGCCGGCAAGCATTCCTGGCAGCTCTTCGGTAAGTGTTACCGGCTTGCTGAATGGCTTGGCTGAAAGCTTTGCAACGGTGTCTTTTAGTGCGGTGTAGAGAATGGAGCGATTCAGGCGCACCGCATAATCTTTATCATCTTCCTTGCGCTCTTGTGGAAGCCATGTGGTTGATGCGGCACGCATGGTGCGTGTTCCGCCAAGCAAATCGTTAATAAGCGGCCAAGCTTCAGCCATTTTGGTGAAAGCGCCGGAAGGTGTATCTACTGTGGTTTCTGCGGTCATTTGCCTTGCGTTGGTGGTGGCGGCAATTTTATGTCTGGATTTAACTGCTTTAATTGTGCGTTGTAATTGTTGAACACGCCCACGGTGATGCGGTCGGCGGTCTTTGAATCTACGGTTTCCGCCAGCGCCGCCATGTTTATGCGGAAAGCTTGCTGGTTCATTAAAACGGTGGTTTTGAATGTGGCATCAGAGCGCACATAACCGGCCACGCCAATCAATAAGGCAATGACCAAATACAGTGTCACGGTGGTTTGCCTGGAAACAGATTGTGATTTCAGCTCGTTCATTTTGCTGAATCTGCATTGCTGGCGCCGGAAACCATCTTGTAAAACTTTTGCCCAACGTGGCGGCGGTAAAGCACATAAAGAAACACACCGATAATCAGGCACACCACGGCCGCAATCATCATTTTCACAAAGTCATAAATGGCTTGCGTGGCTCGGTCAATCATGCCGCCTTCACTGTTGGCTTGTTCCAATCGCATGGCCACGATGGCATCCACATCGCCGGCCGTGAGCGCCGCCACCGTTTCCATCAACACTATTTGGTTTTCTTGCAGCTTGCCGGTGGCGTCATCACCTTCAGCCAACACGCCAATGCCATAGCCGGCCGGAATGGCCAGCAACACCGCCGGCGGGAAGACCATTGCAGTTGCGGCGCCGGCAACCGTGGCGCCGGCCAATGGATACGCTGATGCACAAGAGCATGTGCCGAATATTCCACCGGCCAGCGCCAGCACGGCGCCAATCAATTTGACGGCCTTGGGGATTTTGGATTTGACTTTGCCTTCTTTCATCAGATTGAAACGCTGGTGGTGGTGGTTTTGGAAAGTGGTGCGTGTTCCTTTTGGATGTAGTAGCCAAGCGCATCACTTAGGTGTGTTATGGTTTCATCTCTCTTTTTGTCGATTTCACCGCTGCCACCTTGCAAAAGAGTAACGCCTTCAAGGTCATTGACCAAGAACGGCGCCTTTGGTTCATCAATCATTAAGCGTATATCACCGGCCACATTCTTCAATCGGCTATTCATCGCATTCACGCGCACGCGCTCAGGTGGGTTTCCACGCGGCACACGCATGCGCAAGCGGTCACGAAACACCACGCGCAATTCCTCTTGGATGATATCCCAATCAGAGCCACGCACCTTGGCAGAGCCGCCAGCGCCACCGGTGGCATCGCCATAGCACAAGACCGTGCCGCGGTGGTTTCCCCAATCTTGAATCAACCGCCGGCACACCGCTTCCGTGTTGCCGTTGCGTGGAATATGCACTTCACCTATCACCATGGTCAAATCCAGCGCCACGGATTCTTGCACAATCACGCAAATGGCTGGCGATATGTTGAAATCAAAGCAAAACACAAGCGGCCGGTCTTGGTCATACGTGGTGCGGCCACAATGGGTTGACCGCTCAAAGGCGTAGTAAGCGCGGCCGCTGAAGTTGATGAAAGAAGCTTCATATTCTTGCAAATATGTCAATTCATCCATATCACGCTTGGCTTCCGCAATCTCTTTTGGGTCTAGAATGTCAGCGGAAATCCAATGGTGATATCCCCAATTTTCACGGTCTTCCGATTGCGCCTTGATGGCCAAATTGTAGTAGTGATTGCGGCCTTCAGGCACGCCGGTAAAAATTGCCCATCCTGGCCGGCCAAGGGTTGAAAGCGCTGGCCGCACGTTTTCTTCCCAAACGGAAGCTTTCATGTTGCCGTATTCATCCAACACAATGCCATCCAGCGGCCGGCCTTCAATCCTTTCCGGTTTATCCATGCCCAACACGGTCATATCCACGCCATTGACCAGAAAGATGGTTAGCTCTGATTCTGATGGCTGCCGGCGCTGTAGTGCTGCCGGCGTCATGCTCTTCAAGTCTTTCCAAAAAATGCGCTTGGCTTGTGCGTGCGTTGGCGCACTAAATACAATCCAGCCATCGGATGCGGCCGTGTATTTCAGCGCACGCATTTCACCTTTGCGCTTGGCTATTTCAGTTTTTCCAGAACGGCGGCCGGCTGGCACCACATCAAAGCGCTTGTTGGATGCCCACCACGCTGCTTGCTCTTTGTGGTAATTCAACCGGTTCCACTTGGCTGGAAGCGCGGCTTCAGGCATCGGTATCCGGCGCCATTGGCACACTGTCAAACATGGCTGCAACGGCATCACGGATTGCGGCCGCGGATTCTTCCGGTGACAATCCGCCACCTTCTATGGCTCGGTCGGCATACCGTTCCGGCCGGCACTTTTTCAACATAAAAATGGTTAGTGACGTTTCAAACATGCGGTAAGTGTCCAAGCGCATATCCTTGAAGTACGTGTGGCGCTCCAATCCACTGATGGCGCGATTCATTGCGCTGGTTTCCAATTCATCAATCTTGGTTTCAAAGGTTTCTTGCCAAGCCGCTGCAAAATCTTTGTCACTTTCGCGGTGATGGTAAGCGGTGCGCCGTGCAACGCCGGCAACCGCGGCCGCTTGGCCAACATCGCCGGTGGCGGCCAACGCAACAAGAAAGGCGGCGTGCCATTTGACATTTGCCTTGCGCTTTTTGCTGGCGCCTTGGTTCTTTGTCACCTTGCGCTTGGTCACCTTTTTCTTGGTGACCTTCTTTTTGGCTGGTTCCTTGCGGCGCACGCCGGCTTTTTTGGCTGCCGGCTTGGCTGCCGGCACCTTCTTTGCGGCGCGCTTGGTGACCTTTTTCTTGATGACCTTTTTCTTGCTTCCCGCTTTTTTGGTGACCTTCTTTTTTATCTGCGCCATTTGTGCAAGTTGGTTACAAAATGATTCCACGCTACACTCCACCATCAACTTGCCTTGGCATCTTAATGCGCGGGAAGCCACAAAGCCAAGGTCACTGTGATTTCAGCACAATGGCCAAGCCCAAAACACCACCGAATTACAAGCGCATTGACGATGTGCCATGCGCCAAATTCAAGGCGCTTTCAGTGAATGAGTTGCGCATGTTGGCGCCAATAAAGATGGCCGGCGGCCATGTTGGCGTGAATCGTGGTCTTCTTTCAAGACTACTGCAAGAGCGTGAGCGGTTGGTGTTTGCCGCTGAAGCTGGCCGCTGGTTGTTGGAAACGTGCATTGCCAAAGGCGTGCTGGCCAACCAAGACTTTGAAACCGCCGATGACCAAGAGCGCGCTGCCGGCCTGATGGTGGCGGCCATGGAAGCGCTTGATTTGGATTTTCCTGATGGCGTGGCCAGTGCGCCGGCACGTGCATCGGCTTCCGTTGGCATTGGAAGCTGATGCGCACAATTGGCCAATTGTGAACAAAGAATTGTTGCTATATACAATTTTTGAAATTGATTTTAGCAACCATAAGAGAACCCATAAAAACTGAATTCAATGAAATGGGAACATGGTGCGAATTGAATTCAGCGAACGCAAGTGAGCGTAGAGAGTCCGGCGGCGGTTGGCAAGGGAAATGGATGCACAAAGCGCCAACCACTTTTCCACACGTTATCAACACGCACACGGCCATTTGGCCGAATACTTGAAAGCCGCTGCAACCGTGAATCCACGGCGGCTGGATTGCGGCCAAAGGTTCCACGTGAAACTTTGTTGCAAGATTGTTTGCTTTATGGTTGACCAATCGGGAAAGAGCGCCGATATTGATTGGTGACTGGCAGCGCAAACCGCGCCGCCCAAACCAAACGAAAGAATAAATGAACATTACTTTGAACTTTGCCAACGGCTGGCAGGTTTCCATCATCCAAGATGGTGCGGAAGGATTTGTGGAAGCAATGGTGCGGCCGCAAGCCTTGGACGTAAGGAATAGCACCGCCTACCATGAAAAGACATGTTGCCTTTCCGGTGACTCGCTTGCGCCATTCCTTGCCGCGGTGCGCCGGCGGAAGCCATGCCAACACATCTTGTTGGCGTGGCAGAAACCATCCTTCTTGGTGATGAAGTCGGCCACCGTGAATGGTGGCGACATTTACACCATCAACAACATCACTTGCGGGAATATCAACCGCGTCTTTGAGTTGCACCACCAAGCTGCCTTTGAATCAAGCCGCGTGACCTTGCGCCGATTCAACACGGTTCATGGCGCCGTGCGCGCCGCCACCAAGCACGCCAATTGTGTGACCAAATAACCACCAAACCAAAACCATGAAACAGATTTTACTTTCCGATTCCACCGCCACCGCACTTTCCGTGTGGTTGCACGCTTCCAAAATGCGTGGCTCTGATGTGCTGCACAATTACGCATTGCGCAACGATTTGGCACACACCAACGGCAACGCCATTGCCACTGAAGTGCTGGCGGTGGTGGATGCCGCCGAGCCGTGGGAAAGCACCACGGCCGCCGAAATCCGCACCAACGATTTGGAGCAAACACTAAATCTTGCTGAAGCCATGCTGTGCAAACTGGCCAAATATGCACTTGATTTGGGGAGAACCAAACAGCTTGGTGAAATCCGTGAAACCTTGCGCCGCATTCATTTGATTCAGGGTGGATAACAATGCCTAAATCCAAAACAACCACTTACACGGCAAACAGCGCTGATGCGGCGCTCATTCAAACTTTCCAATGCGCGGCCAAGAAAGATGGCCGCGCATTGCCTTGGTGGGTTGCGGCCGATATGGCGCGGTTGGCCAATCACTTCACCGGTGATTGCGCGCTTCACGTGTTCACTTGTTCACCGGTTGGTGCGCTTTTTTGCTTCAATCTAAAGCGGCCTGATGGCGCGTGTGTCAGCTTTTCATATACCACGCTTGGAATGATGCACGGCATTCAATCATGGAGCGTGACCGCCGGAAGCGGCCAATGGAGCGTTGGCCATGGCCGCCGCCGTTCACGCGGCCGGCAACATGACACTAAAGACCGCTGGAAAGCCGGCATGGAAGGTTTTGGCGTGTATGGTGCCGGCACCACCGCGCCAGCGCCGCCAAAGCCGCCGATGGCTGATAGGGAATTCCACGAAATGGTGCAACACATCATGTTCCTGTTTGAGATTGACGCCGAGCGCATCAGCCTGATGGAGCAAGCCAAGAAGCGTGACCGTGCGCGGCATGGAGAACGTGAAGCCGCGCAAGCCAAGCTTGTGGAGCTGGCCAAGGCCATGCGTTGGCCGCTTAATGAATCCAACAACGTGGCACTTGAAAGCGCCTTTGGTGCGCTTGAAATCCGTGTGGCCGGCAAAGGATTCTTTGCGCTCTTTTTTGGCCATAACCTTGCGCTTGCGGCTTCAATGCAAACCATTGTGGATTTGGTTGAAAGACTGATTCCACCGGCCAATCAATTGCCAAAGTACCAACGATGACACTACACCGCATTACCTTCATGCGTGGCGGCGCCGTAGTCGGCCGCCAATACGCACCAACCAAAGCGGAAGCGCAAACCATGGCAACCGCTTGGCGCGCTGCCGAGCCATACCAACGCGGCTTCAAGCGTGAATCAGTTGACACGCCAAAGACTAAAGGGGAATGGTTAAACCTTCTCAATGGTGAAATCCGCGCCGGCATTGTCGCTGGCCTTGGCGGTTGACAAAGAACCAACAATGTGCAAGCATTTAACCGGCAACAATGCCATGACCAAAAACCAAAAACCAAAACCATGAATGCAAACGAATTCATGTCTGCATTGGCAGACAAATACGGCCTGAAAGATGGCAAAGATGCTGATTTTTACAAGGCGCACAATACGTGGTGCGTGACCAAAAACGGCGCTGAAGCAATTGAGCGTGCGGAAGGCATCACCATGAAGATTGACCATTGCGACGTTGGCAGCGTCTTTGTGGCTTACCGTGGCACCTTCACTTGTGAAGGAAGGAAGACGCCAGAATTGGCCGGCCGCACGCTTCAGGAAATCGGAAGTTGTCGATTCAATACCGGCACCAAGACCTTTTACCGGCAAACTAATGCCAACGGCAAGGAACAAGTAACGCTGCCGGTGGTGAACAATCCAGAATCAACGCATTCACCGGAAATGGCGTGGAAGCGTTTGAAGGTGCGTGGCACATTGGCCATGGTCGGTGCTTCAAGGTGGGCATACGGCGCCGATGAAATGTCAAGTGACTGGCACCGCCAAGGCAACGGAAATGGCCAGCCACCGCCGGCCAACCAAAACCAGAACCAAAACCAGAACCAAGCGGCGGCGGCGCCGATGCCGCCAGCAACCAACGCCGATGGCACGCCAAACCATAGCCAAGACCCGCGAATCCGTGACGCATCACAATCCAATGGCTGGTTTCCTGAAGCGGTGAAGCTGCCAACGGAATGGAATACACTGATGGCGTGCTTTAGTGAATGCACGCATCAAGCGCGTAGTAAATGGGAGGGATTGATATTTGACCACGTTGGCAAATTCCATGGCGCAAAGGGTTGGTGGAAGCCAACCACTAAATACAAATCATTCAATGATGCCGTTTTTGGTGTAGACACATGGAACAACACTAGAAAAAGCAAATCACAATGGGCTTTGAGCAAGCTGCATGAAGCGCGTGACATTCTCGGCATTCTTGAAGACACCGGCATGGTAATGCTTCAGGTTCCTGATACCTTTGGCATTATGAAGGAATACAAGATGCTGAAACACGGCTTTGATGAAAATGGTTACCCCATTGGCGCGGCACCAGACAACGTGCCAAAGCCTGAAAATGAGAATCAAAGCGCGGCGGATTTCCCGCACGAAAATGATTTTGGCATGATGGCAAATGATGACGTGTCATTTTAACCATGAAACCAAAACCAATGAAACAAGCCACACTTTTTGCCGGCACACCAATGCCGGCCAGTGAAGCCGCGGTGATTGCTGATGCGGCGGCCGCCAAGCGCACTGGCGCCGAGCGCAAAGCAAATGGCCAAGCGCGCATTGCGAATGCGTGGTATGTGCCGGCCATGAATCGCATGTTTGATGCCTTCATTGCACGGTTGCCATGGGTAACCGGTTCTGCCTTCACGGTTGAAGATGTGCGTGCCTTTGCCGCTGGTTCATGGTGGATTGCGCCGGCGGCCAAAGATTACGTTTGCATGACGGCAATCAAATCAAATTCATGGGGCGCGCTTTTAACCCGCGCCGCCATGTCAAACCTAATAACACCAACCGGCCAATGGCCAAAAGCCTTGCGCGCTGATGCAAGGTCACGCCGCATTCAAGCATGGCGCACCAACCCAACGAAAAAATGAAAAGACCACCACTTACACGCTGCCAAGAAATTGTTTTCAATGGCTTGCGCACAATGATGAAATCCAACGGCGCCGTGCCTAAACATGAAGACTTGGCTGCATTTGTTGGCCTGAAACGCTCCACCATCACGTGCCACTTGGCCAGCATTGAAGCCAAAGGCTACATTTTGCGCTCACGCCGGTGGCATGATACGCAAATCTTAACGGCCAAAGCCGGTGCCAAAGCCGCTGAAGCTTGGCGCCGGCGTGGAGCTGCAAAATAATGCCGGCCTTCAATCTAGTGTTTGAATGCGCACTCCAAATGGCCTTTTGCATGCTGGCCATGGCCGCGCTGCTTTGTTCGACCATGGCGCTGCTTTGGTGTCTGATGCGGCTGCCAAGAATCCTTTTCCCTGAAACGGCACCGCCGGCTTCCAGTTCAAAAGAGCTGGATACGTGGCTTTTAGCACTTGATTCCGGCTGTAATGAAGAACAAATCCGCAGAGTGATGGCAATGACCATTGCATCTTGGATTGCCTACCGAACCAGAAACCCCAAAAAATAACATGACTGATTCAGAACCTACCACCGGCGCCAGAACGGGCGCCATCATGTCAATCCTTGAAAGGCGCGTGACCGCACTCTATGTGCTTGCCACTGTGCCAAATGTTTTGAAGGCTTGGCGTGTCAAATTGCCTTCAAGCTTGATGCGCATAATCACAAGAGCCAATGAACACATCAAAACGCTGAATAATGCCGATTCCGAAATTCAAAGCACACAAATTGCATCATTGCTTTTTGCCACGTGGCAAGAAACTGGTAATGCCTTCACGCTGATGGAAGATTCACTTGCACGCTTGGAAAGGCATCTTGCACGCTTGCAAAGTGACCTTGAAAGCAAGGTGGTTTGCACCGTGGAAAGCGGCAAGCCGGTTGACCTTGAAGATTACGGCGGCCGCCACGGCTTGAACGTGCGGTGCGGCCGTGCGGTTGAACCGGTGGTGCGCAAGCTGGCCGTGATTAACTGCCTGGAATCCGTGGAAGGCAAGGCCAGCGCCATGGCACGTTTTGTTGCGGTGCCGGTGGCGCTGGCCGATGCGTTGGATGTGTGGATTGGCATGCACGAGGGGCAATATTTTGTGCCGGAAGCTGCCGCCAATGAAGCCCTTTCTTTGGTCTTCCGCGCATGGTGGGAATTCCGCCATGAAGGAGCTGGCGCATGATTAAGAACCGCACCTATCACCATCCTGCAATCATGGCAGCGTTGCGATTTTGGAGAACGACAAGCCCAAACGGCCGAGCCGCACATCAAGCTGCCGGCACCGCTTTGCGCCACGTCATGGATGCACACTATTTGGACAATAAAGCCGCCGGCACGGTGGCGCTGGCGGCGCTGGAATGGGAAATCCAGCGTGTGGCAGACAACCTAAGCCAACCCCAACACGGCCAAGGTGACGCTAACCACATCCGGCGCTTCATCGGCGCCGCAAATAGCCACATTGCGCATTGCCATGAAAGCCTTGGCATTCTGCAAGATGAAGGCATTGCCTTGCGCGCTGAGTTGCGTGACCTTAAAACCGGCGCATTGCGGCATGCCATCATTGTTGAATGCTCAACATGCCGTGGCTTCATGTTTGATGAATTCTTGCCGGTGGTGGAAGTTGAAGTGAATGGCACCATGGAATGGCATCACACGGTCTTCGGTGCGGTGGATGAATGTCCGGCCGCTGAAGAGCATGAAGCGCTGAAAGATTATTTAGCAAAAGGCCAAGCATGATTCCAACCAAGCTTCCTGAATGCAATGCCGTGTTGACTGGTCAACCAGTGAGCCCTCCAAATGGCGTGGTGGATGTTCCAAACCTTCCGATTCAAAGGCACCTTGATGCTGAAGGTGGTGGATACTCTTCTTTCTGGCAACCAACGCCGGAAGAGTTGCGCCGCCTAAACTGTGGCGCATTTGTTCAAATCTCAATCATGGGAATCACGCAACCACCGATGAATGTGCAAGTAACCCGTGACTAAATACTTTTACCCTTCACCATTGCAAATAGCTGCCATGGCTTTGCTTGCCGCCACGCCAACCTTCACACTACCGGTGGAAGTGTGGTGCAAAAAGGTTAGCCAACAAACGCGCACCGCGTTGGTGAAACGTGGCGCGGTGCGCATCCAACGGCAACGCCAATGCACCACTTCTTTGCCGGTGCAAATGTTTGCCATCCTTGCCGCAACCGAGCGGCCAACCCGTAGAAATAAATTAAGATGAAAGACAAACCCAACCGGCGCAAATCGCCTGGAATGCTGGCCATGTTGGCCGCCATGAATGCCATTTCAGCCATGACCAAATCAACCGGCGCGCAAGTCAACCGTTTCATAGAATCACGGCCGCCAAGGCATGTTGGCAACTGGCGCACGCCGAAAATTCCAAAGGTGTGCGACAACATCAGTTGCCGGAAAAGGCGCACCGCACGTGCAATCTGGCGGCACCGTCATAGCCACTACTGTGATGAATGCTTGGCGCGCTCCACACGCCAAGAGCGCCGCCAAGCGTGGCGTGATGCTGTTAGCTTCTGATTTATCTTTGCCGCGTGCTGGCCTTCCACGGCACGCACGCGGCTTTGTTGCAAGATTGTTGGCTTTATGGTTGAACAATTGAGAAAGAGCGCCGATATTGATTAGTGACTGGCAGCGGCACACCGCCTTTGCCCAAACCAAACACCACCATGGAAAAACTTTCACTTACCGTTTCGCCGGCTTTCATTGTCGAGCGCGCCATCACCAATGACAACTACGCCGTGCCAACCTGGATGGCTGAAGATTGCGCCAACATCCTTTCACACATCGCCGGCTTGGAGAATGTGGAAACCATTGACTTCAACACCAAGACCGATGGCGCCGGCCGGTGGCGCAAGAAATGTTTGGCAGCAACCATCAGCATGGTTGGTGGCGCGGAAGTTTCCATGCGCATTGGCCAGCCAAGCGCCGGCAATGAATATTCTGATTGGTGCATTTCGTATGACATTGGCAGTTGGAAACATGCCGGCAAGGATTCCATTTCACGCCGCACCGGCGGCAAATATGGCAACCGGATTGACCGCCCATGCTTGGCCGGCAAGCCGTTAGCAAAGATGTTGGTGCGCGTGGAAGACTTGCTTGCCGGCGCGCAATCGGCTGAAGAAAGTCACAATGCACAAATGGTGCATGAAGTTGAAGAAAAGGTGGCCAGAAAAAATGCAAAGGCCGAGCTGGCACGCCTGAAAGGATGACCACGGCCACACACCTTTGCCCTGCGTGCAAATCGCCAATCAGCGATTGCACGTGCGGCCTTCAACCGCTGGCAACCATGCACGCTGAAGGCATCCTGGCCGGCACCACGGAAATCTTGGTGACTGAATCGCAACATCCTGCCAATGAAATTGCGGTGGTGCTGGCCTTTGGCGTTTTCTTCCATGACCGCATGGTGGTGGAGCAATTCCAAGGCAATCTTCCGGTGTCCACGCTGATTGCGCACCAACCGTTTGTGTGGCAAGCCGTCTTGGCGGCAGCACGCCAGCGGTGTTGCGGCGTGATAGGCGGCACCATGACCAAATCCACCAAACTTGATTGAAACCATGAAAGACCATAAACTCCCACCACGCACACCGCTGAAAGACGGCTTCACAAAGCTGGAAACCATCGGAATTGTGCTTTTCCAAATCGTTGGAATTTTAGGTTATGCGCTTCTGGCATAACACATCAGCGCGGTGCGGAAGGTTAGCAGTTGACCACCGGAAACGGCGCCGCCTAGTCAGCGGTGAAATCTCTGCCATGCGGCGCTTCATGGTTCCGCATTTGGTTGCCTTCTTTGCCGCGTTGTTTTCTTTGCCGGCGCAAATCATCGTGATTTGCGTGCATCCAGCCACGCGGCCTGATGTGCTGGCCGATTGGCTGAAATGGCGCATGATTTGGCACGCGCAAGCTGGCGTGCGCCAGAACGGCTTAAAATGCGCCTATCGGCACGGGGGGAATCATGGAACGTTGTAAAGAATGCGGCGAATATCCCTCTGTCGCTACGATTCTTTACGGCAAAGCGCACCGCTGCAAGCCGCTTTGGGTTGTCTGGAATCCGCTGAATGGCACCATGCAAGATGCCTTGGATTATGGGCAGCACCACCGCGCCGATTCCGCGGAAACCGCCGCGGAAGTTTGGGCAGAATGGGAAGACTGCGAATCGGCCGAATATTCCATTGCCAACGGTGTAGCTGAAGCTGATGCGGTCACCTTCACGGTTTCCGGTGAATACTCGGCCGAATATTCCGCGCGTGAAGGTGACCAGTGATGCGGAAAATCAAATGAAAATCACCTTTCGATTGACCGTCATTTATTCTTCCGTGCGGCGCACGCCACGTGCCAAGCCGCGTGCCAAGCCGCCATGAAATGGATGGAAGTCCACGATGGCTTCAGCAATGTGCGCAACGTCTTGTGCCACCGGTATGTTTCCACACGCTTTGGCAAGAATCCAGAACCGCAAAAATGCTTTGTGGTATTCCGTGAAGTAGGCGGCGGCATTATTCCCGCCGGCGCCATCACATGGAAATGGGAATCAATCCGCGTGGCTTAGGTCTTGCTGTATTCCAACCTAATATCTGCGATGTAAGCGCTGATGTTTTGGTTGGAAGTCAACTTGATGTTGGTGGCGTCAATGTCTGCATGAATGTAGGTTCCTCCGCCAGCGGCCTTGGCTACGTTCCACGCACCGGCCGTGGTGCCATCATTCAATGAGCCTTCAACCCAAATGCGTTTGGTGACCACCAAGCCGGTAATGCCATGCGCATGGTTGGTGGTAGTGCTGTTTGGACACGCCAAGCCTTCAAAACATTTGGCATATATCTTGGCGCCGGCTTCACAATATTTGCCAGTCCAATGCTCTGTAGTGCTGTGCCGTGGTTGCACCGGAAACCAAGCGCTTTCTTGGCTGCTGTAGCATTGCAATTCCTTCAATGCGTGATTGAACATTTGCAAGCCACCGGTTGGCGCTTTGAAAATCCACGCACCATTCACCTTGATTGCCAACTTGCCAGCTTGGCCGGCAAAAGCACCGGTTGGCGCCGCCGCAACCAAGTAGACGTCACCATTTGATTCAGAGCCGGCCGGCACCGTCAAGGTGTCATTTTCCACGCGGCCGGCCAACAAAGCTTCAATCACCAAGAATGTTTCATTCACGGTGGGTTCACTGTTTGCTTGTCCTTCCACAAGCGTTTTCAAGACTAATTTTGGTGTGGTCATTGGTTCAATCCCTTCTTTCAGCCATTAAAACTTCATCAGGCGTTGGCGTGGCGGCGCCACCGGTGTTGGCGGGAACACGCCATGTGCCAGCAAGGCCAAAGCCGGCCGCGTTTGATTTCTGATAAATGCGCATGTTTACCAAGTTGCCGGCGGTCAATCCATCGGTGGCTTGCTCGGCGGCGGTGTAGGTGGTTTGCTCGGCGGCGGCAACCTGGATGGTGCGCAACACGGTGTAGGGTTCTGCCACGCTTAGAATCTCCACCATGTAATCATTGGTGTCTTCACCGTAAGGCAAAGCCTTCACGCCCATCAATCTAACTTGTGACCGCGTGCGGCGTGTCCAACCGATGGTGAGATTGTTGGAAGCATCACGCACACCATTCACGTGCGTTGGTGCGTGCGGCTGAAGGTTGCGGCCGGCAAAGACTATTTCAACCACCGGCGCCACGGTCAAATCCAATCCTGGCGTGGCGGCTTTGATGTGAAGCGTGCGGCCAATGTCTGAATGCAAAAGCGGCAAGCCAACCAATGATGAAGGGTTTACCACAATGACCACCATGCCGGCATCCATGGCCGCGCATTCACCTTCCGTGCCTTGGCGGCCGCGCAACAAATCAGAATGGTGCCAAATGCCATTGCCGCTTCTATCCGTGGCGCCAAGGCCGGTGCCATAGGTTGCCGCAACGGTCATATATTGCAAAACCTCTTCACCAACCACCACGGCGTTGGCGCCATCCAGCGCGGCCGATTCCGTGACCGTTTGCGGCGCATAGCCGCCATACCATTGGATTGGCAAAGACACGTTGCGCTCCCATGTTTCCACCACGCTTGAATCACTTGGATATACCAAGGCACCATCAGCGGTGAATGGGTTGCCTTCCACGGCCACCACCATGCCCATGGTGGCATGCGCCGGCAATTCCATGGCGTATTCATAAACGGTGCCGCCATCACGGCTGATATAGACCGAAATCGCGGCGGTGGTGGCCATGTGGCCGGCACCGGTGCGCGCTGCAATGTAAAGCATTGGCCGCGCTTCATCGGTGGGATAAAGCGCCGGCAGATTCAGCACATGCAAGATTGGCCGCGTGGCGCGATAGACGGGGGCAACCATGTTATGCAGTCCAGATTGAGAAATCCATTTCTGATGCAACGTCAAGCGCTGCCTTTACCATCAAGATGTTTTGCGCGCCAACATCTATTTTTTGAATCATTGCCGAATAGGCAACGCCGCCGGCCGTGAATGAAACGCGGTCATTTTCCTGAAGCTTCATGTAACGTGGTGGCAGCGTAAACTTGAACATCAAAACATCAGCATGCGTGGAAAACATGATGCGGTGCGCAATCTCCCGCGCATTGCTTTCCGTCATCGTGATTGGCATATTCACCGCTAGGCTATTCCACCGCGTTGGTGATTCACGTGCGGCCGCTGATGATTCCCCCATGAATTGCGCACGCGCCATGCTTGCTTTTTGGTCATTATCATCAGAATCAATAAACGCCACGGTGACTTCACCGAGTCTTTCAGTAAGTGGCGATTCTTGGATTTCCACACGGCCACCGGCAGCATTTTCACCAAGCCGCGCACCAAGTAAATCATCAGCAATGGCAATGGTGTTGGCAATCTGGTTGGCGCGGTCAAGGAAATAAACCACCGTGCCACGCTCTTGCACAATGATATTGAATGCCAACATGAGCGGTTGAAGCGCCTTGGCCGTGGCCACTGGCGTTTTCACCGCATAGCCAATCACCGATGGGGAAGAAACGCCGGTCACATCATATTCATTGGCTTGCAGCGCGCTTTCCTTCAGGATTGCATTGATGACGCCGCCGGCGGTGTGCAAGTCGGCATGTGCCGAAAGGATGAATTCCCAATTGGGAATGCGTGAACCAAAATCAGTGAGCGCCAAGCCTTTAACTCGCATATAGGCGCAATCCATCCATGCCGGCACGTTAGCCGCACCGAGAATATTAACCATGTGCGTGTCTGCCGTGGATTGACCGCCTAAATATATTTGAGGTAATAAGCCATTACGCTGGATGCCATCAGCCCATTGCGCATCAAATCTTTCAACCGTGATGGCCCTGCCGCTTTCGCCTTCAGTCACCTTGGCCTTGGACATGCGCCAAGCATCATAGATGGCGGCACCTTTGCCAGAGCCAACGGCAATGGTGGTTTTTTCAAGAATTTGGTCATCGGTGACATTGTTTGCGCCGGTTGCAAAGCCGGAAAAATCAACATCATCACCAACGTCAAACACATCAAACATATCTGTGACCACGTTGGCATCATAATAGGGGTTGAAATAGATGAAATCACCCGATGGATAGTGAACCGCACCAACGCCGGAATGCGTTTTGGTCAATGCTTGGCTTGATGGCAACGAGTCATCATAGATTCGTTTTTCATCGGCAAAGATTCCATTGACCTTGGAAAGCACGCCGGTGGTGGCGTCATCGCCAACGTAAGCCATGACCACCGCGCAATCCACATAATAGGAATACGTGATGGATTTGCCAGATTTGCCAACGCTAGTTGAATGTTGGACTTCCTGAAGTGAACCAACCCAAACCACTTGGCCAGCAACACGCGCATGGCTACCAAACACCATGGCCACGCCAAGACCTTCATCAGCTCCCATCACATTGATTTCACCAACGCGCATGCCTTCAATCGGGTCACTTGGAAACAACACCGGCATGACAAATGCTTGGTCAATGATGCTGCCAATGGATACGGCAATGGCGTAAGAAGCGCCAGTCCATCCAGCGTTGGCGGCGGCGGCGGCAAATGCTACGGTGGCCATGTTTCTAGTTGATTCCCCTTAAACGCCAAGCGGTGTGAATGTGGCTTTGCCACTGTGGATTCAGCGTGTTTTGTACCACACGGCCGGCCGCTTCCGAAGTATGCACAAAATCTAAGGCGCTGCCGGCGCCGGTTCCTGGCACTACAGTACCAAGGTGCCGCGGCTTGCGCGGCTTTGAAAGCCAAAAGGCAAGCACATCACCGGCGCGGATTTCATCCAGCGGCACCGCATCCATGTTGCGCGCCAAGTATTCAATCAGCCTTTCCGAATAGTCGCAATTCAGCGTGTAAGGCGCCACGGGTTCCAACACCACGCCAACCATGGCGGCCGGCACCGAAATGGCGCCAACGCAATCAAGCACATTGAAGCCGCTACGGCCTTGCAACACAAACGGCGTGCCTATTTGCGATTGCACCGCATCAATGAATGCTTGCGTGGTTTTATTTGCAGTCATAACCGTGGAGCCTGAAAACGTGCGTGCGGCGCATTTTCCACTTGTCAAAATCGGAAGCCACCACGCCACCACGCGGCCGTGCGTGCAACAAGCTGATGGTTTCGGCGTCATAGATTCCGCCGTGGCAAGGTTCCGCCGGATTCAGCAACCAAGTCAGCACCAAATCACCATGCCGTGGATAGTCGCCAGTATGCACGCCCCATTGATTTGCGCACGCCAAAACATCAACTGATTGAAGGTTGGCAAGGTTGTATGAATCAGGGTCAAGCGGCAGCAACGCCAAGCCGGCGTGATAGGCGGCCAGCTCGATGACGCCGGCACAATCCACGCCGGAAAAATCACGGCCGCCAGCCTTGAACGGCACGCGCATCAGGTTCCACATGGCATCAACCATGGCGTGACGTGCGGAAACAACACGGTGGCTTCTTTCGATGTAGGTTGCGGCCATGGTTAAACTGTCATCAAGCCGGCTTTGGCCACTTGTGATGTGCCTGGAATTTCAGAGAATCCACCAAAGCGCAAGTGGTTATCAACACCGCCGCCAAGCGTGGCGCTGGCGCACGTTTCATAGCGCCGGTCACATCCTGCCCAAATGTCAAAGGCATCACCAATTTGGATTGTTGCGCGGCATGGATATTGCAGCGTGACACGTTCATCAGTTGTACGGTGCGCCGCAATTGGGTAAATCTGGCCAATGTTATTTCCGCTAGTCCATTTTAGATGGCCGGCGCGGAAATAGTGCGTGGATTGGTTGCGCATGCCGGCATATAAGCCTGGAACGTCATCAGCAAGGAATTCCCTATTTTCCGTGTTTGGGCTGTACAACACCACGCACTTGAAATGTGTGACGCCGGCGGCAACCGCAATGCCGCAACTGTCAGACATAAAAGCTTTCCAGCACGTTTTATTGTATCTCTTGCCAAAGCGCCTTTGCAGCTCGGTCATAAGGTTGGAAGCTTGTGCCGTCCAGCTTTCTTCCGAATAGTCAAAATCCGTTAGGCGGTAGTGATGATGCCGGAAAGCGCCAGCCCATGGAAAGCGCCAATCAATCCATGCCACATCAATCAAGGCGCCATTCCACAATCCGGCGTGCAAATCGGCATCCGTGATTGCGCTGGCACTGATGGCACCGGCAAATTCCATATTGGCCACCTTCATTGCAGATTCCGCGCGTGCGGCGCTGCCATTCCAACCTTGCATTGGTGAATAGGTTTCTTCAGCGGCAAACGCATCACCGCCATCAAGCCAACCTTCACGGAATTGCAAAAGATTGTCATGGTCGGTGAATCGCAAGGTTACGCCATCAAGGCGCACCACACGATAGATGCGGCAAATGTATTGCGTGCCGCCATCCAAAAGCGCTTGCAAAAACTCCTTGGTGTCATGTGCCATGGTTATGTTGTCACAATGAAGTTGCCGAGATTGCCAACCAGAATTGCCCAAACGCCAGCGGCCGTGGTGTTATCCAAAAGGCAAACAATCCCTTTGCGCCCGTTCAACCCTGGAAGGTTTCCAACGCGCGTGCCGGCGGCGTCAAGAATGATGATTGGTGTGACCGTTGCCACGGTGCCAACCAAAAAATAGATTTCCGCGCCAAGTGGAATGTCACGCGCATCCGGCAATTGCACGTGCGGCGCCGGATTGGCTGTTATCTGGAATTGCCACACGCGCTTGTAATTCCACGCATATTGTGACATCAGGAACGGCGCGCCAATGGTATAGATTGTGCCGTCAAGCGGCCAAGGCGTGGTGCTGCCACCATACCATTCAGCCATTGAAGTGGTCACGCGATAACCTCAAAAGACCTGATGCCACCGGAAGAAATCACGATGACAAACAAGGCGCCAAGCGTGGGAGCCATACTAGCAAGGGTGGTGCCGGCATGGTTTTTAATTACAAGCGTGCCACCGTAGCCTTTGTGGAGCGCGTAAAAGTAAGCGCCGCCAGTAGCATAATAATTGGTGGGTTGCGGCAGTTGCACCGTAACGGTGCCGCTACTCATGGCAGTCCAAATCACGCGGCCATCAGCAATTGAATGGCTTACATCATCGCCGGAAACGTATTCTTTGGCGCCGCCATAAAAATAATCATCAGGCATGACCACCGGCTCTTTGATTTCAATGATTGGAATGGATGGAATGCTTGCAAGGTTGAAGGCATCGTGTGACAACATCAAGCCATCGTCAAGCTCTTCACCAAAGCGCACCGGCACATCAAATTCACATCCCGCATAGATTCCTTGCGCGTTGGCGCTGGCATCCGTGATGGTGATTATTCCGGTTTGTTCATCTATTGACCATCCACTTGTTTTTGCGCTTCCGCCCCATCCAACTTTGGTGGTGCCGGCAACAATTTTGGTCAATCCACGATAGGTGGTGTTTGAACCGTTGGTGTAAGCCTTCCGCATTTGTATTGAATCTGGCGCCAACTGAAACAAGCCAAGCGGTTGGTCATTCCACGCGGCAGCATCACGGCCATTGGCGGCGGTGCTGTAATCAAGATGGTCTTTCCATCGGAAGCCGTTAGCGGTTCCAAGCCGAGCATGAAAGAATTTGATGATGGCATAAATGTCATCTAAATCTTCAATGCCAAAGCTGGCGTCATACCGGTGGCGCGGTGAAGACCACCTTGCACTTCTTACCTCATGGCCGCTATCCAGCGACATGATATTAGTGCTATAAGCTGCGCCGCCACGGCTGCCATAGGAAATGTTTTCAGGAAATCTTTCGTTGTGGAAGGCCATAGGGCTAATGTGTTGAACCATCGGGTCTAGTCAATTTGCGTGGTCATGGTGCGCAAGTCGTTTTGAATTTGGATTTTTGACCTGCGGAAGCTGTCGGCGTCTTGTGTGTTCACCGTCATGTTTACAGTAACATTTTTGCCACCGCCAGCGCCACCGGTGGTTTTAACGCCAAGCACACCTTGGCCATCGCGGTGCAACTGCAAGACGGCTTCCGGCCGGCCGGCTTCACCGGCTTCAAAGCTGTTGCCGTGGCCGCGGTTGAAGCGCGTGCGGCTGTTGACCACTCCACCACGCGCAAAGCTCTTGAATGAGCCGGCGGCGCCATCAGTCCACGCGCCACGGGCAGCACCGGTGGGCGCCGCCGGCGCCAAAAATGAAAGAAAGCCTGAAGCGCCTTCAGAGCCATCACCAAACATGGCATTCATTAAAGCCTTTTTCACCACCATATCCATAATCATGGACATGGTGCGCTTGCCAAAATCTTCAAACGCTTCCGCCGCGGTCTTGCTGCCGTCAATGATGCCGATGAACATATTGCCCCACGCATCTTGAACACCTTGTGTTAATTCGCGCTGCGCTGAAAGGTTGGCATTAACTTCCACATATCCGGCCAGCGCGGCGGCAGCGTTGCGTATTGCGGCGGCCTCTTCCCGAGATTTGCCAATCACCAAGCTTTCAGCTTCCGCGTAGATTTGCGCTTTGGCGGCTGCGATTTCATACGCATCAGCATGAAGGTGCTGAATTCCCTTCAGCTCTTCCAAGGCAATGCCTTGTGCGCGTGCGCGTAATTCAAAGCGCTGAATGGCTTGCTCGGCTTCCGAAAGTTTCACCGTGCCATCAGCGGTGACCGCATTTTGTGCCGCTTGCTCGGTAAGCAATGTGCGCACGGCAACCGCCATTTCAGATTCCAAATCAATGCCGCGGCGTGTCAGCTCGGCGGTGATTTCTAGTTGCGTGGCCAAGTCATTAAGGCCAAGCGCTTTCAACCGCGTCATTTCATACGTGGCGCTTAAACTTGCTAACCATTGTTCATTGGCAAGCAAACGGTTGGCGGTGGCCGTGGCGGCACGGTTGGCCGCCAATTCTGTTTCACGCGCAATGCGCATTGCCAAAGCGCCGGCCTCTTGCTCGGCGGCGGCTTGCGCGGCCACCGCATCGGTGGCTATTTTGCGCGCACTGATTTCTTTGAAAATATATCCAATCTCGGTGATGGAAAGCTTGCGCGTGGATTCACCCTGCATTTCCTGCGCAACCGTTAGTGTTTCATGCCATAAAGCCGTTTCGGCGGCGGTCGCACCAAGTGATTGCATAGCCTTGGTGCCTTCCGCCATCTTGCGTTGCCAATCCTCCAATGAAGCGGCGGCCGTGTCAGTGCCGGCCGCAATGGCCGCTGAAACCACATCAAGCGCTTTCAGCTCGGTGGTGTATTTTTCCAACTCGGCCGTCACCTTTGCTTGCGCGGCAGCTTTATCGTAAAGGTCGGCCGCACCAAGCGCTCCACGGCCACGCGCCGCCGGTAAATCAAATGCCATTTCATGCTTGCCGGCTTTCTTTGCCACGGTGCGCGCCAATCCTTTTTGTAGCACTTCACCGGAAACAATGCCGCTTGTGCGTGCATCTGTGCGCATTGCCTCTTGCAACTCTTTCAGTTGGCTAATGCGTACTATCAACGCTTCAACCGTGCGGCCGCGGTCTTTCATTTCCAGCGCGGCAGACAACGCGCCAACCGCAAACGCGGTGGCTTGTGCTTCTTCCCGCACCTTGCGCTCTTCATCAGCCAAATCGGCCATGGCTGATGCGTTGTCATTGGCGCGGCCGGTTGACAAAAAGAGCGCGCCGGCAACCGCGCCAATGGCTAGTGCCAACCAAGTTGCCGGATTGGCAAGCATGGCGGCCGTCAATGCCCAAATGGTGCCGGTGAAGGTGCCAGTGAGTGCGGCCGTTAATGTGATTTTTACAATGAGTGCGCCAAAGCCAGCGCCAAAGCCAACAAGCCAACTTCCAATAAATACCGTGCGCATAATTACCATCTTGGCAGTCAGCGCAACGATGGCGAAAGTCAGAAGCTTGGCGCCGGTGGTGGAATCATTGAATGCGCCTTCAACACCACCAAGCATGCGCGTGGCGTCCGTGAGCAAGTCAAGCATGCCCTTAATGGCACCGCCAAGACCTCTATCCCCCATGGATAACATGACTTCTTCCACCGCGGATTTCAGCGCCAACGCTTTGCCAATGATGGTGTTTTGCATGGTGGCGGCCAAGTCACTGTGCGCGGCGCCTGAAGCTTTCGCCAGCTCAATGCTATCGGCCATTTTCTCATTGGCATCAGCCATGGCAATGGCGGCGGCAGCGTTGCGGCGGCCAAAGATTTCAGAGAAAATGCCGGCCGCTTCCAAAGGGTTGGCCAGTGAATCAATGCCGCGGCCAAGCGTTTGCGCGATTTGCAACAAATTGTGCGTGGCAGGGTTCACACTGTCTAGCGTCAATCCCAACTTGGCCAAGCCGGCGGCAGCGGCATCGGTCGGTGATGCCAGCGCCAGCAACGTGCCGCGCAATTGTGTGCCGGCCATGCTGCCTTGCACGCCCCTATCACCAAGCACACCAATGGCGGCCGCCGTCGTTTCAATGTCTTGGCCAAGCGCGGCCGCAACCGTGCCGGAATACTTCAGCGCTTCAGCAAGCTGGCGCACGTCGGTGTTGGCATTGTTTGAAATCACCACAAACGTGTCAGCCACACGTGCGGCTTCATTGGCATCCAACCCAAATTGTCTGATGGCGTTGGACATGAAGCCGGTGGCTTCACCAAGCTGCAAGCCGCCGGCGGTGGCCAAATCTAGACTGTCAGCAATGGCAAGCATTGATTCACGTGCGGTGAATCCAGCCCGTGCAAGCTCCAGCAAGCCTTCTGCCGCCTGTGCGCCGGTGAATCTAGTGGTGGCACCTAATTCACGCGCTTTGGCCGTGAGTTGCACTAGCGTTTGGCCTGTGGCGCCGGAAACCTTGCCGGCCAGCGCCATTTTCTCTTCAAACTGCGCAATTGTCTTTACCGTGGCCGCAATTCCAACGAAAGCCGCCAGCGGCTTCATGGATGCCATCAACCCTTTGGTGGCGGTTGCGGCGGCGGTGGCCGATGTGGTCACCTGCCCCGTTGCACGGCTGAATGCTGCCGCGCCGGCGGCGGCGCCGCGTGCGTCAATAACTAGGCGTAAAGCTGAAACGGTGGCCATGGTTTAGGTGTCACCGTTTGCCGCCTTTACTTCAGCGCGCTTGCGCCGGCGCCAGTTTAGAAAAGTGGTATCCAAAACGGTGATGAAATCATCGTATCGGCCGCGCTCTTCAACGCACACAATCCCATGGATATCCAAAAAGGCCAAAACATCGGCCGGTTGCAACGGTTCCGCACCGTCATAGCCGCTACGCCTGGAAGCCGAAAGCCGAAAGAATGCTTGCCAGTATCTATGCAAATCAGGAAACAGCACCGGCATTGGCTTGCCTAGTTGTTTGCCGGCACGTTTGCTGGCCGCTTCTAATCCTGCTTGGTGTTCGCCATATTCAAGGCGCCAATCCAAGCAGGAAATTAGTTTTTTGCGGCGTCGTCATCCAGCTTAACGCGGTAATGGCTATGCGTTTGGCTGGTAACCAACACGAATTTGTAAAGGTCACGCAACGCTTCATCATTGAAGAATTCCAACGCTTGTTGCGCGGAATATGGCAGCGGTTCACCGTCATCACCTTCAAGGTTCCCCCATTCCAAAAGGATGGTTTCTGCCACGGCTTCTTTCAAAAGCTCTTCCGCCACGGCCGCTGGCAGCGTGTTGGCGCGCACGCCGTTCAAATATGGTTCTTGCAGCGCTTGAAATTTGGTGTCAAAGGCACGGTTGCCGGCACGCGCAATGCGTAGCCTGATGCCCAATTCCCACTCAACCCAAATTCCGTTGGTTTCTAGGTCGGCATCAGTCTTTACAAGTGAAAGTTTTACCATGTGTTTTTGTTGGCCCTTGGTTGGTTTGAAGGTGCAAGCCGCCATGGTAGCGGTTTGATGTGGTCGGCGTCAATCAGCCAAGCCAAGCACCTTGCGTGCGTGGTGCCACCGAGCCATCGTCATGGTCGGAATCTTCCACGGCGGCTTGCCGCATCACTTGTGGGTTGCCGGTGATTGATTCAACGATTGAATCAATGGCTTCCAACACTTCACCTTCCGTGATGGTGTTGGCAAGGCCAAGCGCTTTGTCTAGTGACAAGCGTGCGGTGGCCAAGGTTGGTACTTCTATTGCGTGTATTTTCACGGTACTTTTAAGGTTTGGGCAAAGGCGGTGTGTCGCTGCCAGTCACTAATCAATATCTGCGCTCTTTCTCAAT